CACCGCTATTTTGATTATATTCAGGAAAACTACTTATATTGTTTCTAACATAATCTATCATACGTTCTGTATAATATTCAGCAGTATTTCTTACTTCTTCTCTAAGGTGTTGTGCTTCGTCTGTACTTAAAGCAGTTCCTGTTTCAGATGTCTTTGAATAAATATTACCATTTTCTATTTTAAATCTTAAAAAAGGTACTGCGTGATAAAAAGCCCAATTCGGCAACATGTCACCTATGTAATCATCTACTAAAGATTTATACGCTTCATTACCTACATTTCCTAAAGTTCCTGCAGTAATTAAATCTTTTAATTTTTGAGTAAGTTTTGTTCCTAGTTTAGCTTCAACATACAACTTCTGTGCTTGCCTTACATAAGGTAGTAGTAATTCTACATCAACGTTAAGGTTGATTGCTGTGCTGTCTTTGAGTTTCTGTTCTGATATGAATAATACGTATGCCATAATTATCTTGGTTCTAAAAATCCTTGGTTAATCATTCTTTTTGGTGGTCTTGCTACAAGTGTATCGTTACGCTCTGCTGTAAACCCTTCTGAAAGTGCTTTAGTGTAACTGATAATTTGATTGTCGTTGATTTTACTTTTTGCACCTCTTAAAGATGTTTTGTAAATTCTTCTTAGCCAAAAATGGTGACAGTTACCCCCACCTTTGTAAAGCCATATAGAATAAGTGTTAGCACCACGAGGTCCCCAACCTGGATTAACTGCTCTATTTGTCATTTGTAAAATATCTTCTTTACGATAGATTTTATTAGCAGACATCATTTGGCTGCAAAAATCTCTAGTTTCACCTTCTTGGCTTAAAAAATTATCTTTAGTATATACATATCTGACTTTGTAAAAATCATTGCCTGACCTGTTCAAACCATCTTGTTCGCTTCTTGCGTTTGGTCTTGCTGTTCCTGTACTTACTGCAAAATCATATTTATCGTTTACAGCTTTATTTAATTCAGTTTCGTAATTAAAGTCTTGATGTTCTCCATCTACTATTTCTTCATCTACTAATTCCCAATCTTCAGGTATATCTTCGCCAAACTCTTCTATAAATTTAGATAATTCTGTAAAATCTGTTTCACTACTTAACTTACAATTACACTCAGCATTCACTTGTTTTATTTGGTCATGGTTTTCACAAGGCATATGATATTCTTTTCCATCAAGAGTATGTATATGCGAACCTTTACACCCTAATCTTTTAGCTTCTGCTTCAGCTTCCTCTTTTGTTTCATACAACGGTAAATCTATCTTACCATCTTTACCGTCTGTGACCATACTACCAACTTTTGCAAAATCTTCTCTTATTTCAACATCTAAAGGCTCTAAACCTAATTCATCTCTTATTTCATCTTGCGTCATTACACCTTTTAAATCTTCACTTGTAAATTGTACTGTAATAGGTTTCAACTGAACGAAGTTTACAGGCATATCCATGTTGTTTACTTTCAATATTTTTCTTAACTCTTTTACAATGTGGTCTTGATAAGGTTTTACCACTGTATTCAGATAAAAATTCGCTGCTGCATTTAGTTCATCTACATTAGAACCTAATCCTGTTTCGTTCTTAATACCCATAAGCATCGGAGAAGTGACTCTGTGACCTGTCAATATATTCTGAACCAAAAGTTCCTGTAATGCTAGATATTGCTTATCTGCGTCAGACATACTAATTGGTACAATTTCAGGAGTTCTAGTTCTATCGTCTGAGAATGTCAATACGAATCTTCCTGCCGCTTTCTCTCCTGTAAATTTTTGTGCTAAACTTTGCTCTATTTGATAACGTTCTTCAGCTGTAGGAATTCCATTAGCAAAACTGATGAAGTACGAACCTGCGAAGCCATTAGATATATTTGAAAGGTGGTATTCCGCAACTTTTTGGTCTACTAATGCCCAATTGTTAGCAGCTACGTAATCAGGAGTGTGATATACGTTCATATTAGGACTGTATAGACCTGAATACAATATTTGATTTGCAGATGTTCTGTCATTAGTATTAAATGCTGGTACTCTGTATGGCTTGTTGGTTCTTGTATTTCTCCAATCAGATGATACATAAAACGCTTCTACCCTACCCATTTTATTTGGCTTCTCGGCTCTTATCTTCTCAACAGGTATATGATATATCTCTGCTATCTGAGTTCTGTCTTTAGACCACACTACATTAAGTGCAAACGCTCCTTGTAGTTTAAAATCAAATGATATTTTCTTTATTACTTCATGTAGGCTTTCTTTGGAGTTAGCTCTATCCATAAAATTCTGTAATTTGACTCTAGCATCTAAATTTCTATCATCTTCATCTTCTATTACTAAATTTTCTGCTGCTATCATTTCTGCTGTCGCATTTATTATTGCTGCTTGTGTAGATGAATTGTAGTATAAATCAATTAAGAACTGCGGATATAAATTGTTCCAATTTTCTGTTCCATAACTAATCCAATCTTTGCCTCTTTCTTCTATTACGTGAGGTGCTGTTTCAGTTTCTAAGTTGATATTTAAAATATTATCTTTCATAATTAATTTTTATTGTCCGTAGTATATATAATTTGTACCACTTGGCTCTGGGTGTTGCGTATATTGTACTTGTTGTGTTCCATCAACGTCTGTTAAATACATTAGACCTTTAGTTACTAAACCTCTTACTACACCTGCTGTATCTGCAGGCTCTAAAATTTGTGTTTCAGTTGCAGGTGCTGTTGTAGGTGTTAAGCTGACCGTACCATCCCAAGACACTTCGTAAACCTCGTAAACATAAGTTCCTGCTATTTTAAAACTAGTTTCACCATTATATACACTATTAGAATCTAATGTAGCTTCGTAACTAAATTGTATTGCTGTGTATCTATCAAATATATTAGAACTACCACTTTTATTGTATGCATACTGAACAGATTTGTCCATTTGGTTTATAAACTTAAATAATAATCTAATTTGTGTCTTAGGAACGTTACGCCCTTCTATTGCTGCAGGACATGGTGGTAAATAAAATTGATAAATTCTATTATCCTCTGTAACTATGATTCCATCTGTTGTGCTTAGTAATGCTGACTTGGTTTTACCTTGTATCATATTATATAATGTAAAAACTTCCTATTTATTTGCTTATATAAAAAAAAGAGTAGCCGAAGCTACCCTTTCTTATGATGAACGCTAGATTACTCTATATAAGGTCGAACCTTACCACCCCCATCAAGCTATATTAAAACTACAAATTGTTTTAAGATGTTACAATAGTACCAAAAGTAAACCCTGCATTATCAAATGGAGTTGTAGTATAATCTGCTACCATTTGGAAAGGCTCATTTTCTAAGCCATCGAATGTAAGAGTATAACCTCCTCTATCTCCAAATGCAGCTCCACTATCCATAGTTCCCGCATTAAGCTCCATACCATTTACTCTACCTAAACATACTATTACGTTATGCCCATTTGATGCTAAAGTAGCATTCAATTCAGCAAATATAATAGTCTTAGTAGCACCTAATAATTTTATCTGATTTTGGTCTTCTTTTGTTAGTCTATTTAATATTACGTTTATAGTTGGAGTATAAAAAATAGTACCATTTTCTTTAGAACCTGTAATAGTATCTGTCAAACTAGCAACGCCTAAAGGAGTTGTATATCTATATAGGTCATTACTACCCATTTCTAAATCAGTAACTTGTCCTGATGAAGCAGGTATTGAAGTTACTTGGTCATATACTGCAAAATACACGTTCTTTATCCCGCCTGATATTCTATTACAATCTAGCCCCCTTCCCTTTGTTAATGTTCCGCATGCCATATTTATTTATTTTTTTAAGGTTAAGGAAGTGAGGGTTATTACACCCCCACTTTCATTTAATTTATTTATGATTGTCTAACGATGTCCTTGTTGATACCTGTCTGAACACCTGCTGAATATCTTGCAACTACTCTTAAGTTATCAGAACCATCTAAGTTACCCATATCTAATAATTGGATTCTAGTGTGGTCAGATAATAAGTCAGTTCCAAAGAATAAGTTAGATTTCTCAGCACATACAACTTGGTTATCTACCATTCCAGGACATACTGCAATTTTGTGTCCTTCGAATACAGGCTCATAGTCACCATTCATGTTGTAGGCATTTACATATCCTAATGTAGATACTGCTGAAATATACATAGAGTAAGTCTTTTTATTCATGTATATGTAAGTATCTTCTTTGTACATTGTGTTTACTGCACTTGCAGAAGCTGCCCAATCAGTAACTAAAGTCTGTAAGTTAGCTATAATGTTTCCTGTAGTATAAGCTGCTGAAGCTGCTGAAGCAATAATACCTGCACCTGTTGCAATAGTACCAGCTGCTGCATCTAAGAATCCTAAGAATCTTCCTGCACCATTATCACCTGCCCATATATCACCTTCAACTCCGTCTGCAATGATTCCACTTAAATAAGAAATTACATAGTCATCAAAAGATGCTGGAGGTGGAGCACCTGCTCCTGCTCTCATTTGTAATGCTTCCCACGAATCTAGTAAATCTTTCTTACACAAATCCGTATTAATCATTAGTAATTTTGGCTCGAGCACATTTTCGGTTAATGCGAGAGTTCCTGCTTCAGTAAAGTCACATGCTGCATTCTTTACCATTCCTGAAGCATTCATTTTCTGAATGTTACTTTTAAATTTGATGTTTTCAATAGTAGTTAAGAAGTCTAATGATTTCGCTTCCTTAAGTGCTGCACTGATGTAGAATCCTGCTGCTTTACCACTAAAATTTGATGTTGTTGTTAACGCCATTTTAATTTATTTTTTTTGTTAATATTATTTGTTTAAATTGTATATAAATCTTTCCTGTCTAGAAAGTTTGTTGTATTCTTTTCTACTTAAAGGTTTTCTGTCTGAACTGAACTTGTTAGTATTTAAAGGAGATTCAGCAGGAGAAGCAGACAATTCAGCTTTTAGTTTTTCATTTTCTTCTTTTAATGCTTCTACTTCATCTTTAGAAAATTCAACAACCTCTGTAGTCTTTGTTGTAACTGTTTTTGGTGAATCAGTTTTTTCTTCAGTTTCTTCTTCTGACAAATCAACTTCTTCTTCCATTCCTTCCCCCATTTTTGCTTTTATATCTGCAACTGCGTCTTCTAGGTTTTGAACTTTTTGCTTCATTTCTTCATAAGTCTTTGCCCAATCTGCTTTCTCTGCTGGAGTTTCAGGAAATTCTTCTTCATAATTTTCCTTTTCTTTATCTTCAAATTCAGCCTTTTCGTAAGCTTCATCAGCTGTCATTTCTTCTTTCTCATCGCCTGCTTCTATTTCTTCTTCAGTTTCACTCTCGATAACTTCAGCAACTATTCCTTCTTCTTCTACTCTGAAAGATACTCCTGTATCTAATTTATATGTTCCAACAGGTAATAAAATTGTAGTACCATCATCAGTCATTACTGATATGTCAACTCCTGCTTCTAATTCTTCTGCAGTAGATACTAACATAGTACCATCTTCGGTTTTAGCTTGAAATGCTAATTTAACTTCTTCGTCTTTATTAAGACCAAGAGCTACTAATATTTGTTCTTTGATGTCCATAGGTTCTTTTTTTATATAATGTAATTATTTGTTAGTTATTTGATTTTCCTTTATTATCTCATTCAAAGCCGATAGTATTTCTTCGTTTGTAGGAGTTCTTTCAGACATTTCTTCCATTTTATCTGTAAAGTAACCCTCAATTGATAAACCTTTTAATTCACCTGCTTTTATTTTATTCCAAAGCTCTGTGTTGTTTATTTTCATCTTAACGAACCATGTTCCGTTTGGCAAATCGTAACCATACATTTTTGACTTATCCATATCGCCTTCTTTTATCCAAGATTCCACAGTTAAAACACCGCTCACTCTGTCTTGATGTTCGTATGTAGCTTTGTGGTGATTGTTGTGTTTTAAGTATAATTCAGATGCTTTACGTACTGTTTCAGGACTGAAGTAAACGTAGTATTCTGAATCAGTATTTGGGTCGTATCTAAATATTTGCTTATTAGGTATCAATGCAGGACTTACTAGCATTCTTTTTTCTTCATCTATTTTAGCTAATGTCAAGTTGTTTTTCTTTTTATTGAAATAAACCATATCTTGCTCAATAGCAGGATTAGCTACTAAACTTATTGCATCAATAGCTAGTTCTTGATTTTCATCAGATATTACTAACTCAACAATTCTAGTAGTTTTCATTTCTTCATAATAATCTTTGTTAGCTTCTTCACATTCTTGTGCTGTTTCATATTCACAAGAACCTCTAGTTCCCCATTTGTATTTTCCGTTATCACATTTTTCGCAAGGCATATTATATAAT